GAGGAAGGCAGTATTAAGATCAGCTTCTGCAAACTGTGCAATAAAGAAACCACCGAGCTTATCGGTAGCGGGGATCTGACCACCAGCGCCAGCACTGAAAAACGCTGACACTATTGGGCACCACATAATCAAAGTATAGGGATTTGTGCCTAAAGGTATATCGGTCGACCCACTAATTTGCTTGCAATTTTGTATGGATTATGAAACCGCAAAAGTATTAGTGGGGAGCGCAGTAACGTTCATACCTGCAACATAGGGAACATTGTATAAGCCTGGGAACGTTTTAGCTACTAGCATTTCGTCCCATGCAGACAACACACCTTTTAATTGAGGCTGAACAGGCATCCCGTGGTGAGTTCTAGCATTACGGTTCACATTGCGAACCGCTTGCTCAATCACCTTTTCAGGAGGATTGTGTGCTACGTCAGTTTCTGCGCCAGCGAGCGTGATATGACGTGCACCTCTTGGGATAGGAATACGTTCCCCTCTCTAATGACGGGGTTAGTTCCTACCCTTGTTGTGTTACCGTGGATGAGGTCTGTCGTACTAACGGGGTCCACCGCCCTTGTAATTTCTAGGGTTGTTTTTCCGTTTTTGACGATCGGCCTTTTTCGGTAATTTTTCTGGATCGGACATGTGTGAGCGTTTTTGTTGATAATATCAAATTATCATCGCCTAACTTACCACAAATTACATTCTTTTGGAAGAGAACGAACAGAGTTTCACTTGAAATATTCAAGTTGTCGTGGACAGCGGTTTCATCCTTATAACCATTGGGAGTGTTTGCGTAGCGAATGTTTTTGGCATGCAAAAGGATGTCTTGAAGACGCTCGTCATTGGCTAAGATCTCAAAATTAGTCTTAGACAATAGAGTTCTAATTTGCTGGAGGAGTAAGTCTTCGATTAAATGAGAAATTTGCTCACTTTTGAAACCAATGTATATGGCAAGTCGATGTAAGACAGGATGTAAAAGAAGGGTTTAGTTAGAACCGGTGAAGTACTGTTTAGTACGCAAAATTTTCTTTACATCACGAATCAGGATCCAGTCATCAATGGTGCCCGTGGAATAGGAATACATAGAACAGAATTCGTAATCCCACCAATGTGAAAGGGAAAGCTCTTTGACGCATTAGCCCAGTCCAACAACATTGGCTCCAGTATTACGAGCCGTACGTTGTAGAATAGCATCATAGACATCTTGGGCTATGTTTTTGAGGACGAATACAATAACATCATCACCAG